GTTAATCAGGCTACGAATTCGTGCCCAACCTACTCTTTTGGTTCCCATAATATATTTCTCCTTATATGAATATTAATTAGGTCAATTAACGAAGGGATTTCTCCCCTCGCCTATAAGTAGTCCTCCCCAAAATGAAAGCGTATGATAAATGAAAGCCCCCGTTAAAAAACGGGGGCTTTGCACTATAGTAGGTTACTAAGCTATTGTTTAGCTAGTAGCACCGGCTTCACCAAGTAGTCCGCGGACAATAACAAGGCCGTAAAGGTCAGGACGCACCATCTTCTTGGCATAACGCGTCATGACTCCCTTACGGGGCACGAAGTCTTCGGGTCCGAAGATTGTGGGCGTAGTTTGTAGCGGCACATAGGGTGCATATACATAACCAGATTCAAGGAAACTTGAACCTCTACGACCAACAAGGATCACGTTGCGAAGGAAGTACGGATCAACAATGACATCGAACTTCTTGCTAAGCGAACCAGTCTTCACTGCACCAACAGAACCCTTCTCATCATCATGTGTGACGGAAGCTCTGAAGCCGGCTGTGAATTCTAGGATGTTAGCAACTTCGGGAGAGCATACAATGAAGTTAGCTCCGCCGCGAAGGGTCTTGCGGTGAATCTGAGCAGAAACATCGTTGATTGTCTCAACGAGAGTCTCATACCATTCACTCACAGTACCAGTGAAGTCGGGAGCCGCTGAGGACGCACCGATTTCTGCACCTGTTGTGCGATTAACAAACAGACCTGGAGAACGAGCCCAGTAGTATGTTGCAGCTGTTGCACCATTTACTAGGTCAGATAGGATCTCGCGATCAATCTCAAGAGCGATTTGCTCAGAGAGAATGCTTGTAAGCTCAACCTCGGCATCAAGGTTGTGGTAGGCGTTAAGGTCTTGACCTAACTCCGGTGTCCACTTAGCCTTGAGCTTCTTGGTTTGCGCTGTAATCGCAATACTATCGACCTTGATGTCGATCTCTGGGATATTCTTCTCTGCTTCGAGACCCCACTCAGCTTGACCAACAACACCACCTAGAGCGCTAGCGTTAGTTAGATCATCTGTTTGGGCCCAGGAAACCGTGTTTAGGGCTGAGGTAAGCTGAGACAGAACAAGAACGCCCTGTCCCGCTGCACTCACTGCATTGCCGCCGACTGCTCCATCAACACCAACACCAACAAAAGTCAAATCTAGACGTGTGCCGGCAGTATTTTTGCGAGTTTGGCGGCGTACCAAGCGAGCAAAGGCTGCACCGCCTTTGTCTTCCAAAATACCATTGCCTTCGCTACTGGATACATTGAATGACTGTGGCCCCTGTGTATTAACCTGGTCTAGACCAGTTAGCAACACCGACACTACTGTAGCCACCGTTGAGCCAGAGACAAAGTCTGCGTCATAACGTGTTGCCTTGGTGGCCGCTGTGTTCCACCCAAAGACGCCGTTTTGGACAGCTAATGGTGTTAAAGTTATAGCGCTGGCAAGAGCTGAACCAGTCGGAGAGGAATAACCGTTATTAAGGTTATATCCGCCACCGGCGTCACCCAGCTGTTGGGATAGATCGATACCATCGACGATTCCCTTACCAACTTGGTTTCCACCATACAACGAACTTGACAGATCGTATCCTAGACGAGATTTTACCGTGGGATAGTCACCTGATTCCTGGCTGACTGTGAAGTCGAGGAAGAAGATGAGGCCGGATGGCAGACTCATCGGCTGAACACTAACGAGATCGTTAGCGATAAGCCCTGCGAAAACACGACGAACAATCGGGAATGCAACGGCCGCAAAGCCCTCAACATCTCCACCTGCCATCGATGAACTTTCACGTAGAAGCTCTTTAGCTTGGTTCTCAAGCAAACGAGCCATAGTTTGACGGGAGCGATCCTTATCTATTCCTTCGAGTAGACCGGTCTTTTCCCATTTTTGTAATAAAGCATGACCTTCGGCACGGACATCACGATTGATGACACCTTCAGTCAGCCTTTCAATAATACTAGACATTTAAAATTACCTCCTTATATTTATAGTTATTTTATTCCAGCTAGTCTCTTCATCCTCTCTTGGAGAGGATCAGAGGGTGTGCTCTCTTGACGAGTCGCACGTAACATAGTAGAACGTTTTGATATTGCTTCGCTCAGTGATTGTGGTCGCTTCTCTGTAGGAGATGACTCCACTGTGCTTTGAAGTGTTTCAAATACTGTCCTTGCTTCTGCTACAGAACCGACGCTAGAAATCGCTTCGACAATTTTATCTTTTTGTCGCTCATTTAGGGAGGTATTTCGTAAAATACGGTTCGTGTAAAGCAAGCGAGCATTAGAAAGATTTACATCTTGTAATCCTTCCTGTAACTCTTGTACTGCTTGCTTATACTTTGTGTTTTGCTCTTTGACTTGGTTATTTTCAAAAACCAACTCTTCTTGAGCTTTCTTCAAATCTTTTAAATCTTGTGTGAGATCGGTGGAACGGCGGTGTGCTAGCTCCTTCTCCATTTCCCACTTGACACTTTCTGCTGGGCGGCCGGCCCAGCCAGATAGGTCTGCACCCATATCAACTGTGAGCTTCTCTACGATTGCATTTGTCAAATCGTCGATACTAAGAGCTTCTGTTTGTGTATCGTCTTCTTCAGTCACGGTCTCCTCGGATATTTCTTCTTCTTGTACTTCTTCGGTAGATTCTTCGACAACTTCATCGTCTTCAGACATAATGTTTTGAATATCTTCTTCGGTAAGCTCGATCTCTTCTTCATTGACCGCGGCATCCAGTTCTTTGAGTGCTTCTTGTAGGGCACCCAGATTAATTTCTACTTCGTTGCTATCGCCGACATTAGAGAATTTGTCCAAATGCTCTCCAGTGTGGGCAGATAAACCATCGGTTGCTGATAGTTCGACGTCATTCTCGGTGATATCTTCAGATGTGACTTCAGGGGCGCCCAGATCATCAGATGGCATGCCGATGTCGGCCACTGGCTCTTCTAAGTCCAGCATTGGCTCCTCAAGTTCAATTAATTTATCTAATGTTTCGCGTACTTCGTTAGAATACTTTTCTATAATCGATGATTCTGCGTTTTTTAGAGCCGCCTCTCTCAAGGCCCGGGCATCTACAATCGCCTCTTTAAGCAAACTGGACATAAATAAAATAACTCCTAAAATAATAGTGTTGCAAAATAAATAGTATTATTGTGATAGAAAATCCATTTATATTCTGCAGATTGTGTTGTATGTGTATTTAGTTGGGTTCTTTTTACCAAAATTTAAGCCCGATCTGTCACTGGGGTCGGTGTTATCATGGTGTATCTGGTTATTCTGCATATATAATTTCTTTAAAGTATAATCTATTCAGATAGCGTTGAATGGATAAGTTACCGATTCTCATAAAGGGGGTGTCTCCATTATTCGCAATGATTGCAGCAACACCGGACGCATCAACTGTGATACTATCACCCCCTCACACAGTCATGGTGTCCGATGATGCTATTAAACCATTTAAATTTAATCTTTTCCTTTTTATACTAAATTAGATGCCAGTTTATACCGTCCGAATGTACTGTTAATGATTCGTACAATGATGTGACGCTCTTTGTAGCATCTCCATCTATTGTTCCATTATCGGATATGATTATCATGGTGTTAGAAGCATGAATTTTCTTAACGTTGTATATCTTCTCCATTGCTATAGACGCAGATGGTATTCTAACGGTGATATTTGCAGCGTTAGTGTTGGCTAATATCGTATAGTCTCCAATTGACGCTGTGTACGTAGAGGTTGCTGTGACTATCGGAAACCTTATTCCCGTTGCCAAGCCGAATAACTCAGATCCTGAAACTGGACCTGAAGAGGATACATGATAGCCAGTCGCCGTCGTCGTTCTTCCTGGCTCTGGCGCGAACCATGTGGTTGCACAATGCGAACTAGATATTGAACCACACGATCCGGATGACATTGATCCAGAAGTAGATACTGTGTGATACGACGAGCCGCTATGTGTGGTATAGCCGGGTCCGGTTTCCGTCGAACCTCCGGAGCCAGAAGTCGCTGAGCCGCTGGCGGATGTGGTAGTGTAAGTGCCAGAACCGCTATGAGTTGTGGCGCCAGCAGAACCAGACGTTGAACCAGCAGAACCAGAAGTGTAAGAGCCG